ACCGGATGGCCGCGCGATTTTCTCCCCCCCCCTACGTGGCGCTCTGGTGTCCGTGCGATTTCCCCCTCCCCGACCCGCTCCCGCAAATCGCGCCGCATTGTCGGCCATTATGTGTGGTCCCAGTCAGTAAACGACAAATTTAATGGCCCAATAAAATTGGGCCCTCAGCGCTTATTTAATTTGAAAATACTTGGGCGCTAAGTTGTTAGGCTTTATAAATGGATCCCATGTCATGTGGGCTCACCAGGCTTTAATTCAGAATGTCGAAGCGGGAAGCCCCTTGGCGTTCGATGGCGGGAACTTCCAAAGTGAGCCGGTCTCTCAATTTTTCCCCTCGTGGTGGTGTGGGCTCAAGGTCCAACAAGGCCAGCGCTTGGGTGAACAGGCCCATGTACAGGAAGCCCAAGTTTTATCGGGTTTTTAGATCCCCCGATGTTCCCAAAGGGTGTGAAGGCCCATGCAAGGTCCAGTCATATGAGCAGCGTCATGACATCTCTCATACCGGCAAGGTGATGTGTATATCTGATGTCACACGTGGCAGTGGTATAACCCACCGTGTTGGTAAGCGTTTCTGCGTTAAGTCTGTTTACATTTTAGGGAAGATATGGATGGACGAGAACATCAAGCTCAAGAACCACACCAACAGTGTCATGTTCTGGCTGGTCAGAGATCGTAGACCGACCGGTACTCCTATGGATTTTGGCCATTTGTTCAACATGTTCGACAACGAGCCTAGCACAGCTACGATCAAGAACGATCTCCGCGATCGTTTCCAGGTTTTGCACAGGTTTCACGCCAAGGTCACAGGTGGACAGTATGCGAGCAACGAGCAGGCCCTGGTCAAACGTTTCTGGAAGGTCAACAACCATGTGGTGTACAACAACCAGGAAGCCGCTAGATACGAGAATCATACGGAGAACGCTTTGATGTTATACATGGCATGTACTCATGCCTCTAACCCCGTGTATGCTACGTTAAAAATTCGGATCTATTTTTACGATTCGATAACAAATTAATAAATTTTGAATTTTATTGAATGCTTTTCGAGTACATGGTTTACATAGGATCTGTCTGTTGCGAAACGAACAGCTCTAATTACATTGTTAATGCAAATAACCCCTAGTCGATCTAGGTACAAGGAAACTAAATATTTAAATCTATTTAAATAACTCCTCCCAGAAGCTGTCGTCAATGTCGTCCAAACTTGGAAATTGAGAAATGCCTTGTGGAGATCCAATGCTTTCCTCAGGTTGTGGTTGAACCGGATTTGGATGTGGTAGATCCTCGTGTTGGTGTAGATTATGTCCTCTACGCTGGTTATCTTGAAATACAGGGGATTTGTTACCTCCCAGATATAGACGCCACTCTCTGCTTGATGCGCAGTGATGATTTCCCCTGTGCGTGAATCCATGGTTGCTGCAGTTGATGTGGACGTATATTGAGCAGCCGCAGTTAAGATCGATCCGTCTACGGCGAGTTGCCCTGCGTTTCGCCGCCCTGTGTTGAGGTTTGATAGAGGGGGGCGTCGAGGAAGATGAATTTCGCATTATGAAGGGTCCAGTTTTTGAGCGATGCGTTTTCCTCTTTGTCGAGGAAATCTTTATAGCTGGCCCCTTCACCTGGATTGCAGAGCACGATTGATGGGATCCCGCCTTTAATTTGAACTGGCTTTCCGTATTTGCAATTTGACTGCCAGTCTTTTTGGGCCCCAATTAGCTCTTTCCAGTGCTTCATCTTTAGATATTGCGGACTGACATCATCGATGACGTTGTACTCCGCTTTATTCGAGTAAACCCTAGAATTGAAGTCCAGGTGTCCGCTCAAATAATTATGTGGGCCTAACGCACGAGCCCACATCGTCTTCCCCGTCCGACTATCACCCTCGACGATCAAACTGATAGGTCTCTCCGGCCGCGCAGCGGCACCCCTCCCAAAATAATCATCGGCCCATTCTTGCATCTCGTCCGGGACGGCAGTGAAGGAGGAGAGTTGAAACGGAGGAACCCACGGCTCCGGAGCCTTCGAGAAAATCCGATCTAAATTGCTATTTAGATTATGAAATTGAAATAAATATTTCTCCGGCAATTTCTCTCTGACTATTTGGAGCGCCGCTTCTTTTGAAGGGGCGTTTAAAGCCTCTGCGGCAACGTCGTTAGCTGTTTGGCAACCTCCTCTAGCACTTCTCCCGTCGATCTGGAATTCTCCCCATTCGAGGGTATCGCCGTCTTTGTCGATGTAGGACTTGACGTCGGACGATGATTTAGCTCCCTGAATGTTCGGATGGAAATGCGTTGACCGGGTTTGGGAGACCAAGTCGAAGAGTCTGTTATTCGTGCATTGGAACTTCCCTTCGAACTGGAGGAGGACGTGGAGATGAGGCTCCCCATCTTCGTGAAGCTCTCTGCAAATTTTGATGAATTTTTTGTTGACTGGTGTTTGTAAGGCTTGTAATTGGGAAAGTGTTTCTTCTTTGGTTAATGAGCATCGTGGATACGTAATGAAATAATTTTTGGCTTTAATACAAAAAGAACCCTTCCGTGGCATTTTTGTAAATAAGGCCGTGTACCCCCGATTGCTCTGGCTCTCAAAACTCTCATGAATTGGGGGTACTGGGGGTACATTTATACCTATGAGTTCCATAAGCTCCAAAGGGGCACGTGGCGGCCATCCGAATAATATT